TATAATATATTATATATATAGATTTATCCTAACCGCACGTGCGCGCGAGGGTTGAGAAAATTAAACAGAATTAAACAAAAATAAACATTTTAGAGATTAATTGTTAAAGCAAAAAGACTGAAAATGCAAACTGCGACAAATAAGGAGCATTTAAAACTTAAAATATTAATACATTTGTAACTGTTTATAGTATAAATAGTTACACGGTACTACGACAAATAGGGAGTATATTTTGTGTTTTTAAATTGAACACTTATATTATACTAATAATCAACTTGTTATATCTAATTACGACAAATAGGGAATATGTTTTTCTACTATAGATTTTAATAGAAAAAAAAGGGAGCTTAATTTCTCGCTCCCCTTTTTGCCATTTCGCAAAGCCACTTCGATAGGTTTTTCGGCTTTGCTTATTTTTCAATCTACCGTTTTGTAAGCCATTCAGCTGCCTTTCTAAGGCTTAATGAATAATGGAATACATATACACTGCAGATTAATACTTAATGTTCTAATGAGGGCGTTTGGTAGTATCTTCGCAACTGTAATTGAAATTAAGACAGAGTATGATTGACGAGGTAAAATATAAGGGTTTTACGGCTGCAGGTTCTGATTATGACTGTGGCGATGGCGAATTGGCTGCCGTAATGGGATTGCTGCCTGACAATGTTAGTGCAGGTGGTAATATTAGCCTTTCGGGCATTCAGGAGGCTAAGACAGTGCTTAAATTGGGTAGTAAGGATAGTACGGTGCTATATGTGCATCGTGGAGATAAGTATACAAACTATATTATAGTTGATGTTGGTTATAATGCTGCGTCTAATGGTTCTATCGTTGCGAGCAAGTCTAACTTATATAGGGGAGGGCATTTGTATTGGTCTGTCAATGGAACGGACATTCACGAGCTTTGCGATTTAAAAGATGATGGCTTGTATCGCATATCTTCTGTTGGTAACACATTAATTCTACTTACAACATCGGGCGTGCAGTATCTTTTATGGGAGAACGAAAGGAACGCTTATAAAATATTAGGTAGTGAAATACCTGATGTATCTCTTCTCTTTGGCTTGCAAGGAGAATTGAAACAGAGCGACAAGCTGGACGTTTCAATTGTGAATTTTGACAAAGGAGTAAGTAAAGCTGAATGGGGAGGCTTCTTGAATGATAGGCTAAATGACAAGTCCACGCTTCGCCTAAAGATTAGAGATAGCGAAAAGAAAGAGATAACAGATTACGTGTTGGGGTATGTGAATAAGTTTATAGCAGAGAATTACGAACGCAATGGCAAATTTATCTACCCATTCTTTGTGCGCTATGCCTATCGGCTGTATGACGGCAGCTTAACGAAGCACTCTGCGCCTATATTAATGATACCGTCTACAGAATGCAGCCCTATATGTATGGAAGAGGGTATGAACTTTTATAAGGCAGGGGATAAGGTGTTCTTTTCTACAACTCAAATAAACTACCGTGTGTTTGGAATGGTATGCGATTTAGACTACATCGTAACAGATGATACAGGCGTAATTGAGAAGCTTAAAGTTTGGAAAGATATCGTTAAGTCGGTTGATGTGTACATTTCAGCTCCTATATATACATACAAACAAAGTGGCGACATAGAGTATTTAAATATAACGCCTGTTCTGTCATCTGATATGACTACTGTAAAATCTGTTTGCAACTTAAAAGAAGTGCAGGCGGAGGGTAAATATAGCGATTGGAGCTGGATTACAGCGTATAAGAAGAAGTTTAACGTGCCTGACGGTGCGCAATATGCGGACGTTGGTTTTAAGGCGAGTATCGAAATTCCAAAAGTGCCGCTTAAAACAGTATTAGAGAATGTAAAGACGTGCCGTGATTTCTATCTCCTCAAAAGCATTAACATAGAAGAACTAACATCGGGAGTTAGAAAGAAGATAGATATTGATGAGTACTTCCTTAAGGCTCTTGTGAATCGACAGACGATGACAGACGATTACGACAGCCACGATAGACTTACTGCAAAATATTCGTTTGTGTACAACCAACGCTTAAACCTCACAGGACTTTCAAAGACGCTGTTTAGTGGCTTTAATCCATCGGCTGTAAATACGGCTGTAAACTCTGACGGCATAGAAGCTGCAGAACAGAAGATGAGCAAGGTGCGTGCGTATGTATATGTTAAACAAGGTGGGCGCAACATAGTGGTTGAAAGCGATACAAAGAATATATTCTGTAATGTACCTATCTATTACTTCTATTATCCAAACGCAAATGCCTATAAGGCTATCATTCGCATACAGGGGGACTGGGAATTTGGCGAATGGAATGCAAGCAAGGAACGATACTTCGAGTTGCCGCTCGAAAGCCATATCGGTCTTAATGGTGCATTTTGGTTTGGTAATTTTAGACGGCTGGGCGATATGAAAGAGTTAGATACAGAAGCCTTTAATGGCGTTAATATTCCTATCGTATCAACAAGTGCCAATAGAACTGTAAATATAGCTAACAAGATATACACTTCAAAAGTGAACAACCCCTTTGTATTTCCTATTTTAGGCATTACCACTGTCGGTGTTGGTGAAGTATATGGTATCTCCACTGCTGCAAAGGCTCTTTCAGAAGGTCAGTTTGGACAGTTCCCATTGTATGCTTTCACATCTGATGGTGTGTGGGCTTTGGAAGTTGCGTCTAATGGTGCTTATTCGGCACGTCAGCCCATTACAAGGGACGTGTGCGTGGATAAGGATAGCATAACACAAGTAGATAGTGCTGTGCTGTTTGCAACGACACGAGGCATTATGATGTTGTCGGGTTCGCAAAGTACCTGTATTACAGAAGTATTAGAGAGTGAAGATGCTTTTAGCTTGGGTTCTTTGCGCTTTGGTCCTGAAATCATAAAGTTGGCAGGTCTGTTAGATAAACACTTTGATTATATACCTTTTAAACAGTACATACAAGATAGTGGAATGGTGTTCGATTACACACACCAGCGTATTGTGCTGTACAATCCCACAAAGGCGTATGCGTATGTATATTCGCTCCGTACGAAGATGTGGGGTATGATGACGAGTTCTATTACTCACGGTGTCAATTCATACCCACAGGCATTAGCAATGTGTAGCGATGGTAGCTTAATAGACCTTTCAGAATATGAGAATAGGGACGATGCAAAGTTCCTATTTGTTACACGCCCTCTGAAATTTGGTGTGCCTGACGTATTAAAGACTGTTGAGAGTATCATTCAGCGTGGACACTTTAATGATGGTAGCGTTAAAATGGTGCTGTACGGTTCTGTAGACCTTAACAGCTGGAATATAGTGTGGTCCTCTGAAAATCACTATCTACGTGGTTTTAGTGGGTCGCCTTATAAATACTTTCGCATTGTAGGCTTTGGTAGCCTTACAACGTCGCAAAGTTTGAGCAATGCAAGTATATCGTTGCGTGGTAGGTTTAATAACCAGCTGCGTTAATGAATAACTAATGATTAAAAGGTATTATAATTAAGTTTGCAGGTATGATAACAAACATTGAATTAGATATAAAGAGAAAAGACGTTTACAACGAAGTGGCGAGGATTAGTGGCTACGTTGGCGCAAAGAGCTTTAAAGAGCAGGACGGACAAGCGGATACTTATAGTCGCATAGCCATTACGGATAGCGATAGTGAACTATTGGATAGGTATTGGGAGGACTGTTGCGGAAAGGTAGCTGGCGAGTTGCAACGCTTTATAAAGGATATTGTGTCAAACGATAAAAGTAACGATGCCACATTTATAATACAGCCTTTGAGCGATGTAGCACAAAGGAAGACAGTATTGCAAAAGGATTTGTTTAGTTGTTTTGTGAATTTCATTCTGTGCAAGTGGTTTGAATTGACAGACAAGGAACGTTGCGAATATTACTTTGCAAACTACAATGACTTTATAAAGGGCATAAGACGCAAGCTGTGTATGAAGTTTGCACCTACAAAAGCTAATTTTGAATAACAAAGAATATGGCAAAGACGGAAATTAAAATTACAATAAAGATTGGTGAGCTGTTCTATGACATAGCCACAAAGACATATCTTGCAAATCGTACGGTTATGAGTGGAGACAAGTATGAGGAAGCAGCCGATGCAACCACAGATAGTTCGGAGGAGTGTGAGAACGAATTGTATAGAAGCATACAGAGTGCTATTGCAAAGCTACGCACTCATTTAGGCAAGTATATATATAACTATGAGGAAGTGGAGGAAATAAATAACAGTCTTAAGAACGATGTTAAGCGTTCTATAGACAAAGGATATGTATTTGTATTTAGTATGCCATATAACTTTAGTGTGTCTTCTATAGACTTCATTTCAGCTGGTTTGCACGACTATATTGTGAATTATGCTATTGGCAATTGGTATCTAAAGACGAATGCAGACGAAGCAAATGCCTATTACAAGATGGCGGAGGGTCTGTTGCCACAGATTTACGAGGCTATGAGCAAACGCACTCGCCATAGACGTGGCACAAGGTTTTAATATAAAGGAGGTTAATATATGGTATTAAAATGTGATGGTGGGTATTGTCAGTTTACAAAGTTGGCAAGCGACAGAGAACAGTTACAAGTAAGTCTGCTGTTTAAGCGTGATGAGTTGTTGCACGATATAAGTAACAATAGCTGGGTGCAAAGCGAAGTATCCGCTTCGGACAATATAAATGCAAAGCAAGAGCTTAAGGATATTGTGCAAGACGAAAACTTGGATAGGGTATTACGTGTTCTGCGATTGGCTCATCAGGAGTGCATAGAACTGCTGTATGCTTATACGCACACGGATATTGTAAGCGGTGAGAATTTAGACGATGCATTTGCAGACCCTAAGAACTACATTATAGATATGAAAGTGCCTACAACGTTCTCTCGCACGTCTTTAGAATATTTGGTTCATCTTATACACGAATATTTGGTTTGTAGCGTGCTAAGTGATTGGATAGGTATTACAATGCCTGAAAACAAAGTGCTGTGGGCGCAAAGGCTGGAAGATATAACAGACAAGATTACCGCTACTATAAACAGGCGGAGTGGACGTGTGCGACGTTCGCAAAGTCCGTTTTGATTGTATATATTTTAAAATGGGGTATTCAATTACGAATACCCCATTTACATTACAACACCTTATTCTCTCCCTCGTAGAACTCTACCGATGGGTAGCCTTTGGCAAGTATCTTTTGTTTTAACTCTTCGTTTACTGTACCAACCACATTCCTAAATATTAGCTTTGGTTTATGCTCGTCTTGCGATACATCGGGCAGTATCTTTTCAGCTACGAAATCAATACTTATGTTGATCTGGATCCTTGTGTCTGTATATCCCACATCAAATGTATCAACCATACTGTCACCAATTCCTGCAAGCATATACCAACCACCGTTTATACCGTGTCCATTTGAATATGGAGCTATTCTAATAGTAACCTTTTCTGCTTTGGTGGAACTAAACATTTGTTCGTCTGCAATAGCATTAATTACATTTATAGAATCAATATCTGACTGTATTAATGGGAGTTGTTTTCCTGCACTATGTTCTATTGTGATAGTCTTAAATGTCGAACTACTAAAAAGACTTGACATAATAATTAATTCGCTATTAATATCTATACTCAAATCATAATTAGGGGCATCAATAGAGGAAAAGAGACTTGATATATCTATATCTCCAGTGTTGTCAGCAAATCTCGCCTTAAGTATAGCTATTTGAATCTTCTCGTTAAAGTCTGGATCTGTTTCGCTTATTAGGTTAATAAAATAGGAATTAAAGGCTCTTGCCAAACCATCTATTTCAGTTACATTCTTTAAAAAGTAATCCAAAACTAAAAGATATACTGGGTCGCCGCTTGTGTCTAACCCTGCCACCCACGCTGCTGCTTTCTTTTGTAAATCAGTGTAGTGGTTGGTTTCTTTCTCCACAATCTTTTCTACTACTTTCTCTATCACACGAGGCTCGGGTAATTGCAATTGCAGTGCATCGCCATTGTCCTCTACAAGTTCTATGTTTGTTGTGGTGGTTAGGTTCTCTTGTCTGATACCGTCTTCGGTGTAGTCGGCATCGGGGTGATTAATAACGGCTGACACTATAAGCCTACCTTTGGCAAGTCCGTGATTGTCGAAGAACATTATCAGCCGTTCTCCGTCTCGCTTGCAATGGCTATACACGCCTGCTTTGCGCTCTGCTTTGTACACGGTGAAGCCTCCCTCCGTCTTTGCCGTTAATGTAAAATCGGCATCAGGAAAGTTCTCTACTACGCCATTTCTAACTACTTTCACTTCGAGAGGAAAGTCGCTTTTGTAATTGATGCGAACAACACCGTCTTGGTGTTCTCCGCCCTGTCCTAATAATACTGTTTCCATTGTGTTTGTGTGTTAAAATGGCTGTGCCTATTCCTCTCGAACCAACAGCAGCCTGAAATAAAACAATAAATAAAACTAAAAAACTAAATACAAAACAAAATTATGAAAGTAAAAGTCCTAATACTGTGCCTACAATACCGCCTGATAGCCATAGCACGATGCGTTTCCACTGCCAACGTTCGCACTCTTTAATGAGTAGACGAAACGCTTCTACCATAAAGCTAACAACGCTCACTACTACTAAAGAATATACGCATACATTTACCGCTGGTGCGTCTGCTTTTGCAGAACTAATCGTTATAAAGAAGAACGATATAAGTAAGCCTACTAAGGCTAATAAGATGTTACTACTGTTTAAATTTTTCATTTTTATTTTCTTCTTTTTTTTTATTATGAAACTATAAAATATCTGCTTTATCGCTATCTGCCTTGCTGTTGGTACTCTTTAAATACTCGTTCAGGAAAGGTATTTTTTCCACTACTTTAAGCGTTAGAACATAATAGAGAAAGCCTGCAACTTTCCACATTATGGTGCCTTGTACCATCATGAGTTTCCAATTACGCACTATGTTGGTTCCGTAAAACCAAATTGCCACCCAACATAACAGCTTAGCTACTCCTCGTGCCTCTTCCTTTGAACCCATAAGGTTACCTGTGGCAAATACGCACAGTATTATAAATACAAATACAGCGCAATGCACGAAGAAGACAAAGGCTTTCTTATGCTCCCATTCTTCCCCGTTAAGCTGCCCAGCTATAACACCGAATACGAAATTAACAAGGAAGACAATTGACATAGCATACATTATGTCTCTAATAGGGAAAAAGAATGTCAATAAGCCCCCTAATACTGAACAAATTATATATTTGAATTGCTCTAAATAGTTCATCATCTCCTCCTTTCTTTATAGCAAAGCATCTATCTCGCTTTCAGTGATGCGTGTAAAGCTGTTTACTTCATTCTTTACACTGTTTGCAAGAGTTTTAGCATCTGTGCCCTCCTGCTTTGCTGCATCAATTAGCTTTTGTGTTTCCTCTCCACAATATGGCTTCCACGCTGTCCACGTATTCTTTGCGCCTAATGGGTTACCATCTTTTAATATATAGT